TTGATGTAGGCGTAGCTGCCGTCGGTGACGTTCCGGGCGTACATGCCTTCCACGAGGCCCATGTCGGTAAAATCGACATTCGTATCATCCAGGGTCGTGGTCCCGCCGCCAGTGGCTGTCCCGACGATGTTGTTCACCGTTCCCGGTAGATCGTCGCCCACTGTAACCCCGGTATCCGGAGAAAGCGCGTAGTCGGTCCCGTCGGCATCAGGCCGCGGATAAATACCGATCATCGGCACGTTCCCGTAAGAGTCGCCCATGAAAGCCTTTTCGGGAACGTCGCTATTCTCCGCCGTCTTCCAGTTGGGCTCCTCCTGATCCAGGGTTTCGATGTCCGTCAATTCCAGGTCGTAGTAGGTATCCGCATCCTCGAAGTACCGGACGGCAATCACGCCGTTGTCAATGCAGTTGGAGGGCAACTTGTACATATCGTAACCCTCTTTGGCGATGAGAAGGGCAAACTTCTTCAGGCAATGAGATTCGGAGACGAATTTAATCTGCCGTTCGTTCAGGAAGGCCCGGATAAGCCACTTGGGGAAACGATCAAACGAGACGGTTGTTCCGGCCACCTGCCCCATGTGCCAGAGGACCATCTTCTCCAGTTGCGTGACGGTATAGCCTTCGTAAAAGCCGCTGACGTTCGTGGTAATGCCCATGTTCAATACCTCTCAGGTGAATAGGGTTGCCCCGGACCCCATACATGATCGCGGTCAATATCCAGATCCGCATCGTCGGCCAACTGTCCCTTGTAGAGATGCGCCGGGTCCGTTACCTTCTGGCCGTAAATCTTGTCCGTGTAGGTCGTGGAAATTTTCGTGTTGTAGGCCGCGGTCTTGTAGATGTAATAGGTGTCTCCCGTGGTCCAGGTGTTTGCCGTTCCCCCGGAAAGCGTACAGGTCACGGTGTTGTCCGTTACCGCCGTCACGAGACCGCTGGAGCCGTCCGTATCGTTGGCGATAGCCAGCCCAACTATGACCCCCAGGGAAGCGAAATACTTGTCATTATCCGACAGCACCAGCGTTCCCGAGGCCCCCTTGTGCGTCCCGGTGAAAAGGTAATCCGTGTCCCGATGAACTTCCGCTGCCGCGCCTTTCTTCATTTAACCCTCGTAATGTACATGAGGTAATAACCCCATACGAAAAACGGGCCGCCCAGGAGCATCCAAGGTTGAGGCATCATCGCACCACCACCACTTCCCCTGCATCATTGTGTTTGTGATGGTAGATACGTTCCCATTTCTCCGCGCCTTTGGCCTCGCAGTCGTCGCGGTCCACCTTCTGCTCCACGTCCCGTTTTACCAGCGTCATGCAGTCCTGGATCCTCTCAATCTTCCTGGTCAGTTCAGCGGAGCGTTCCTTGGCGCTGTCCTGGATGTTGGTGAGTTCACGGCGGATGAACCAGCCGAGAGAGGGGAAGGCAACTAAACAGAGAAGCAGGTTCCAGGTAATAAGTGGTTCATTCGTCATTTCTTTTCTCCCCTCGTTCTTTTCGATCACACCTCATCGCGGACATGGGTCAAGGCGGAAAAAATTACGGTCAGGAATAACAATCTGCCTATTTGAAACGTGAAAAAAGCATTGGCGGTTACCAGGGATGCAACCAGTGCCAATCCGGGAACAACCGCCCTGTTTTGCCAAGCCCGCCGCAGATGCGCCGCGATGACAAGGGCAAGCAGCAACAGCCCGACCATGCCCGCGTCTATGCCCCATTGCAGGTATTCGTTATGAAGATGTGTCCAAATTTCGGTAAAATCATTTTTATAGTCGTGCTTTTCGATATATAGTTTCCGGAAGTCGCCTTGATAGTAAACCCGCTCATAAAAGGCGGCGTTTACCTGAACAGGGTTCTTCTCCGCGTTCATCCACAATGGCACCAGATACGGGCTCTGACCTATGCCCCACCCAAACACGGGCTTGTCCATTACCAGGACGATGGCCGCCTTGTAGGCTTTCAGGCGCTCTCGCCAGCCGCCTTGATGCACAAAAGTCATATACAAACCAACAACCAGCATTGCCGCTAATGCTATCCCGGCAACAACCGCCGCCGCCTTTTTTCTGTCCAGGTTCCGGCACAAAAGATAGCAAAGATATAATCCGGCCACCGTGCATCCTGCGATCATTCCATTGGTACACTTGACCGTATATATGCCATAGGTTATTGGAAGTATCCCCCATATCGCTTTACGCCTAAAGAACAACGGTAGGCAGATAGCCAGGAACGCGCCCGATTCGTTGCGATTGGCAAACCACCCCGTTTCCGTGCTTCCTTGATATAAAGGCTGAAATATCAAGTATATACCATTTGCCTGCATGACGATCCAAACCACATTGACCAGGGCGAAGATACAGATCACGTCAAAAATCATCTCCTGGTGTTCCGGTAACCGTCGCCACGAAGTTGCCAAATGATACAAGGCCAGATAGTAAGTCGTGAGAATCAGGAAGGCGTAAGAATCAGGAGTGAAACGCACCATTGCCGCCATGACGACGAAAAATCCGAAAGCGGTTATCGATACGCTGACGGGGGAGATCATCGCGCATAGCGCCATAGTGATGGCAATCAAGGGGAATAATGATTCCTGCATCCTGAGATTAATTACCTGAGACGGCATGAACATCATTACCCCGACGGCAAGAATCGCCGCCACGAGGAAGGGGACAATATTCCCCCTTGCCTCGCAGACGGCGTTCATGATTATCTTACTGCGTGGCAGTATAGAAGAAACTGACATTGCCCACCTGTAAATCATCGGTGCCTGTTGTCGTACCCTTCCACAACCGCAATGTTACCCATTGCCCGGCGGCCAGTGATGCAAAGTCCGTTGCCGGCGTCAATGTTACCTGGGACGGCGTAGTTCCCGCATAAGTAAGGGTACCGGCCGTCTGATCCGTGGCCGCACTATCCATCGTACTTCCGGCCGCATTTACATAAACGTCAAAATCAATCGTGCAGGCTGTCGTCGTACCGGATTGGTTGGCCATGACCTTGAAGGCTCCGCCGCTGGAATAGTCATCGGGAATCCGGAAGGTCATAATTACCGGAGTCGTGTAGCCGGTCATAAATCTAAGCAGCGGAACATTGTTGCTGACCGTCGCATAGATCGGCGTAGTCGTGGATGACGACGTTATCGGCGTTACAGTCGATGACGTTTCCTGGATAAGAAATCCCATGATGGGCAGCGGGACACTCCGCGTGACCGTAGCCGTCAGAGTCCCGGCAACGTAGGCGTTTCCGGAACTATCGACGGAAAACACCCTGGTCCCGGAACTGTTCTGCACCTCGACCTGGTACGTCTCCTCGCCGGTAGCCTTAAGGCGAATACCGTCCAGGTTGGTGACGCCGGCATACGATACGCCGACGACCAGAAGAAACGCCAGGATGTAGAGACCCACGTCCAGGACATTTTTGAAGTTGTATTTTCGTTTCATCGTCACTTACTCCTTTCTCTTACCTTCGTAAGTGTCCGATATTACGGAATGTTAAAGTAGAAGTCACGTTCGTCGTCCACTTCAACGCTGAATCTCTGATCCGCCTTGCACATCAGGTCGCCAGTCTGGAAATCCTTTTCCCGAGCGAATCTTGTCTTCCGCCGCCAGAAGAATTTGATACCGGGGCCGTCCATCTGGTAGATGAAGGCGTCCGTATCGGTGATGTAGCTCCACTTGCAGAGCTGGATGTTGCGCCCGCTCTTGGCGTAGGCGGAGATTGCCCGGTTGGCCGTATCCGGCTTGTCGGGAGACTGAAGGATCTCACGGGCCTTCTGCTCGTACTGCGGAGGCACCCACAGGTTTTTGACCCGCTTCTGCACCTTGTACTGCCGATGGTTGTACTGGTTCTCGGCCGCAATCAGGCAGGTCCAGAAGGTGGCGTAGGTGAGGTCCGCATTGGTCGCCAGGTTGGAGAAGGTCGAACCGTCCAGACGGGGATGGGAGGCATAAGCCAGGGCATACCCGTTTCTGGTCGTATGGTAGGTCGTAGCCGAGGCGCTGTTGAGCAGCCGGGCCACCAGGGTTTCGATGTTCTCGTTCATGGCCGCGCCCAGGTCCTCGAAGATCTCCTTCAGGTTGTCGCCGCCCCCGCCGCCGTTGAGTTCATAAAGGTTATCCTCGATGGCCTCTTCGGTGATCCGCACGCCCAGGGCATAAACCTTATGCACCCAGGCCTGTTTCGCGCCGGCAATCTGAACGTCGTAACTGATCGGCGCCCCTTCGCCCTTCACAACAGGAAGACCGAGCCCGGAACGAATCCCGTTCTCCTCCTTCGATTTCTTGCTGTCCCGGATCGTTACCAGCTTCTGCCACATTGATTCGGCCGACTTGCTGATATAGGTGTCGATGGCTACGGCAAAAAGGCCGGGAAGATACTCATTGATGAATTTTCCTCGTGTCCACATAGTTGATTATCCTCCTTTCCTTAGATTGCCGTTCCCGCAGCCCAATAATGGCAGTCGGGGTTAATGCCAACGACCCACCGGCAACCGGCGGCGTCGATGGCATCAAGTTCGGGGTAAGCCTGCCCGTAGAGGCGCAGAGGGATAGTGGCCGTGACATTCGATCCGGCAGCGGCTACCTCCTGGGTGGAAATGCCGGTGGCGCTATTGGGGGCGCTCAAGGTGGCCGAAGTGATCTCGTGGTTGAGATCGATGTTGGCCGCCGTGATTGCTCCATCCGCCTGGGCCTCGAACTGCTGGTCAGGATGATCCGCCACCAGTACATAGCCCGCTACCGTGCCGTCGCCTACTTCGCCCGCCGCGATATAACCCGAGGGGGCGTTGTTGTACGGGAACATATTCTCGTCATAGCAGGCGAGAACGACGCCGAGCAGCGGCGTGGCATCGCCCGGAGTGGCCGGGATGATGTTCGCGTCTTCGATCATTAACAGCGTGCCGTTGCCTTTCGTGCAGGAAAGCCCCGAATTGCCGGACGCCACCATATCGCCGACGGCTACATTAATCGTCGGCGCTGTATTTACGGCGTAGAGACGAGCCCGCAAAAGCTCGCCCCACACCTTGAAGCCATGAGGTGAATCGACATTCGCCATGGTTAAAACTCCTTTCTGTTATTCGTCAGTGTAAAATGACTGTCCGCCGCCATCGGCCGCGTCCAGCATATCCCGAGCTTCGACATCCATCAGGACGTCTCCGCCTTTTATTTCCTCCCGCGTCGGCGTTCCCATCCCCAAAGGACGGCCTACCGCCGCGCTCATCTCCATGCCGCCGCGTGATTGCCCGTGCATGGCGCTGAGATCGTTTTCGTTCCTGATGTCGCGCAGGCGATCCTTGAGGGCCTTTTCCGCCTCCCACAAGTCCCAGGGCTTGAAGACAAGCAACTGATCCTCCAGGCAAACGCAGCCGAGCACGGGGTCAATGTACTTCTCCAGGAACGGTGTGTTTGTCCGGTTGCAGATCCACCAACGCAGCGGCATCTGCTTGTTACGTATCTGATCAACCCTGTCAGGCCGACGCTCTATCCATCGGAACGCATACTTCCTATTATCCTTCATCTTCTGAGCCGGAGGAGGGAGCTTCAGGGGGTCGCCGCCCAGGGAATAATCCAGGGCCGATTCCTCCCCTATCGGATGCTTCCACTCCTCGTCTTCACCCTGGACCCGGCGGGCAATCGCCATTTCTTCCGGGGTAAGATTGGTGAATTCGGTCACGATCTTGTTCTCATTATCTGCCGGAGCTGCCTCGACTTCCGGCGATTCCTTTTTCGGTGCAACAGCTTTCTTTTGCGTCTTGAATGTCATGGCTTCATCCCTCCACGGTGATTGAATGACCGCCCTTGTTGCTCATCAGGCGCTGATAAACCTTGGCCTGGCCGGGGGTCATGTTCATTTGCTTGGCGACAGCGGCAATGTCCTTGGTAAGGGCAGGCGCGTGAGAGCTCTTGCCGCCTTCTCCCTTGGGGGTCAGGCTGCTGTTCTTCACGTCCTTCTTCCGGTTGGTCTCCGCCGCTTCTTTCAGAGCGTCTTCCTTCCCTTTGGCATAAACCTGCTTCATGATCTCCGGCAGGGAGAGATAGGCATTGACACCTAACGCCAGAATGTCGGCGTAGGGATGATCGCCAATGTCCAGCTTCTCTTTTGTCTTCTCCGCCTCCTTGCGGATCTCCGATTCCGGGTCCGCATAATCGGGGTTCCTGCTCGAGATGTAAGTATCCAGGTCGCGCCGCTTGTTGGCGATTTCGGCCTCGTTGAGCGCGGCCTTCTTCTCGCCCTTGGCTACCTTCCTGGCCATGTACTGGACGATGTTGAACAGCGCGTCCGGATCGTCATGGTGTTCTTTCATGAGGTCCTTGAGCTGCGCGTCCGTCAGGTCGTCCTCGGCCTCGTCGGTCTTCGCCTTCTTTTTGCTCTGTCGCTCTTCGTGTAGGGCACGGTTGAGATTGACCTTGTCGGTCTTTAGCTTGTCAATCTCCGCCTGCAACTGTTGCACGTCGGGGGCTTTGCCTTCATCCCCGCTCTTTTTCTCGCCCTTTTCGGGCGGTTTTCCCTCGCCTTCCTCTTCGTCGTCACCGAAGTAGATGTTATCGAGGTACAGGTCGGCATCGCTTTTGTCTTCGCCTGGGTCGTATGCGGCACCATCTTTGCCGCCGCCGCCATCTACGCCAGGGTCGCCGTTGTTCAAGACGGCTCCTTCATTGTCATCGGGCATCGCGCCCCTCCTTTAGTGGTCTCAGCGGTAACGCCCGCTGGCAGCGAATATATGAACAGGCGGAATCTCTCGCGCCTCGTTTCATCATCACTCCTCGTCCTCCACCAGGTAGCTCCGGAGCAGCTTCGCCTCGAATTCATCGAAGGCCCGCTTCACCAGCACCCCGGCCAGTTCCTTATCGCCCTCATGCCCGGCCATCTTCACCGGAACCCGCAACACCTGCTTCATCATGTCCATGGCGCCCCGGAAGTATTCCGGCGTCACGTTCGCGTCCACGAGCTGGCGGCTCAATACCTTCGCCTCCACAACGACCATCCGTAGATAGTCGTGAAAGTCCTCGTTCATGAGCAAGTCCGTCTTAGCCATTGCCACCCACCATTTTCATCGCCGCGCCGGGGGACGGCCTTGACACCGCTCCAGTCTGTATTTCCGTGTTCACCGCTGCCTTGGTCTGGAGGTAACGCCCGATCACCTGGGGAATCTCTGGGTTAGCGTTCAGGGCTTGCACAACCTGGCCGACTTCGGGCCGGATGTATTCCTTGACGTTGGTCCGGCCGTAAGCCTTCAGGAGGTCTTCCAGGACCTTCACCGGGTTCATGAGCGGGTTTTGCGCACCCAATTCGTAAAGGTCCTCCGCCTCCTTGCGCTCAATGAGCTTATTGGCCGTCTCGCTGCTGCCAGTGAGCTGGAACTTGAACGGCCGCTGCATCATGGCCCGCGGAATGGAAAGGAGACGGCCGCCGTAGGTGAAGCTTTTGTCAAACGGCATGTGCTGATAATACAGGTCGTAGAGCCCGCGCAGCATGTCGATGAACTCTGCCTTCATCGTCCGGGCCTGGTAGTTGTACTTGATGTTTCCTTCCTGAATCACCGCCATAACTTCAGTAGCGGTCTTGTTCTTCCCGGATGTCTCGGAAGGTCGACCGATTTGCAGATCGCCGATGTTGCCGATTCGCTCCCACATGCTGATGATCGTTTGCAGGAAGACCATGAACGCCTGGGGCATGGCCTGGAAGGTGGCGAACTTGACGCCCTCGACGTTATCCACGGGAATGCCCTTGCCGGGATGGATCTCCACCTCCTTTTGCAGGCCGGAACGGTCGTCATAAAGGAACCAGGGAACCATGGCGATCATGGCGCAGTTGATGAGCTGGTTGAACATATCGCTCCCGATCTTCTGGACGCTCTTGAGTTTGGCATAGACCGGGCTGCCGTAGCTCTGGCCATCCTCGGGGAACAGGCGCATCCGCTTGATCTGGCATTCGTTCGTCATGGTGAGGTCGATGAGCCGCACCAGGCGGATAGGCACCTGGTTGGCCTCGGATACCGTCAGGACGATCCGTTCTTCCCGGAAATCGTCCTGCTCCGCCTCTTCCTTGTCCACGTCGTTGCGCCAGATCGGATAGGTGATATGGAATTCCAGGCAGTCAATGACTTCCTTGCCCGTCACTTCGACGCCGGCAACACCTTGCGATGGCGATTGCGTATCCTTGCCACTATCGGTCCCCAGGGTCAGCTTTTCCTTCTGGCGACACAGCCAGGGACCGATGTTCATATATCCGTAGCCGTCCCTTAGCCGCATCAATTCGGCGTAGGTCGGCCTAATCTTCCGGACCTTGGCGCAATCCTCCCACTCTTCCATGGTCCCGCAGTTGTCGGGGAAGTAGAGGTCTTGCAGGGCTATTTCCTCAAGCGATCCGCCGTCGTGCTTGGTATAGACCTGCTCCGTCATGGCCGGTCGCTGCGTCATGGGATTAAGAACAGGATTGCCGGTCTGATCGAAGACGAATTCCCGTCGCTTACGTTCCTTGACGTCGTACTTCGGCACCCGGAACACCGTGCCATCGAGAAGGAGATCGTGGACCATGGCCATGACCTTAGTGTCGATACTCACGACGTCTTTCAGCTCCTGGTTGAACCAATGCTGAATGATCTTGGTCGCCTCGTCCTTCTCGGTGATCCCCGGCATCTCGAATTCGACGATAGGTTCCCGGCCGACCAGGGCGCTATGAATCCGCGGCTCCAGGTTATCGACGGTCATCAACACAAAGGGCATCACCTCGTTGCTGGCGTCCTGCCACAAAGGCGCGGCATCTGATTTGAGGGCGTAGGATTTACGGCTCCGCTCCGCTTCGTCGAGCTTTTCCTTCCGATACTGCGAACCCTTGAAGTCGTCGTAGAGGCCGAAACAGTAATCAATCAGCCGCTGCATATGCGGCGGAATCTCCGGCGGCTCTTCGGGGCCTAAGTTGATGGCGGCCTCGATACCATCGAAGGGCGCCACGACGCTGCTTTCCAAAGGCGCTATTTCATCCATTTCGGAACCTTCTCCTTCGGCTTCTTCCCGCCTTTATAGGTGTCCCACATCCCGTAAGCCTTCCCGAGGGCGGCCTTCATCGGCTTGCCCGGCTCCTCGCCCATGATGGTGCTGACCGCCCGGCAAATGTAATCGCTGCGCTTTTCGTTCTTCTTCGGATACGGCATCTTATTTATCTCCCTGTCCGTTCAAAGTCTTTCCAACCGCAATGCCGCACAGACCGGAGACAATAGCGGTAATGATGTTTTCCGCATCCGCGCCCATGACATAAAGGGCATAAATGCCGATCAGGGTCAGGGCAAAAACAACGACCTCTTTGTCTGTGATCTTCATCATGGCGCGACCTCCTCTTTAGGTTCCGCACTCGGCAAACACGAAGTCTCGCCGAATTTAAGGACGGCCCACCTCCAATAACCCGCCCTCCATTCAAACATTCCATCCTCCGTGCAGATGTCATGCAAAACCTGATCGCCGTAATCCTTGTATTTGTGATCTATGAGGCCCAGGCGGATAAGCTGATAAATGAGGTCGTGCGCCAGAGAGCCGATCATGCTATTGAGGGTGTCCCAGGTCGGCCCGCTTGCACCGTTCCAGGCATAGCCGGGGAGGATTTCAGTTTTCCCGGCCATGTCCATTTTGACGAAAGGAAGATCAATAGGGGCGACGGGGACAATATCAAACTGTATGCGGAAAACCCGCGATACCTGGTATTTGTATCCCCTCTTGAAATAAAGGCATTTATCCCGCTTCACTTCCGCTTCCTCTTTTTCCTCTTCGCCCGGTTCTCTCTCTTTGCCGCCTCTTTGCGGCGCACCGCCCCGGTTTTCATGCGACTACACCGCCCGCCTCGACATAGGCAGCCACCAGGTCCGCCATTTCGTTTTCGTGCTGCCCATATCCGGCCCCCGGAAAACTCGCCCAGGTCCGCCGGCACTTATGGATTGCCGCCTCAATCCGCCCGGCGTCTATGTCCTCCAGTGCCTTCCGCTCCCGAGCCATCTGCATGGCAATGGCATCCTGAGAGGCCGGGGAGAAGTCGGGGAGGTCCAGCAGTTTCTTGTAGGCATCAAAGAACCGGGCCAGTATCTGATAACGTCCCGCCGCCGTGGAATAGAGGGCCAAATTGATCTTGATCCGCCGCCGGGGGTGGTCCTCGTAGCCATAGAAAAAGCCGCCGCCCACCAGGACGTTGTAACCGTCTTCGCCCCGCCCCTTCGTGCCCTCAGATACGGCGATCATGTCCAGAAATGCCTTTCTGTTCTGCTCGTTCTGCTCATTCACTTTGCACTCCAAACCCAGAGCCAGTAATAGCCAACCACGAAAAAGGGGCCGCCCAGCAGCATGATGGGATGCGGATAAATCATCATGCACCGTCCAGGTGATCATCAAGGCGCTTGCGGATATAGGCAACGTCATCCTTGATGTCGTCCAGCTTGGCACAGAGGCCCTTGTGGGTAGCTTGGCAGGCGTCCCGGTCAACCTTGCCTTTTTGGATGAGGCCCAACCACCCCACAACCGCCGCTACCGCCCCGCCGATGATTGTCTTTTCCATCGCCCTGCCCTCCGCTACCCTACAGTATGCCCTCCAGCCCCAACGCCTTCGATTGCTGCGCGAGAAATTCCGTTACCGTATAATACCTGATCGGCTCCTTGCCGACACAATCAGGATGGTTCTCTCGGTACAACATTGCCGCCATGCAGGCGCCCGTCCAGTATTCCGTGAGATACTCCCACTGCCCGTCCTCTGCCTGTGCCTGTGCCTGTGCGTGATGGACACCTTCCCCGAGGTCGAAGATCGCTATCCGTACCGGGCGGCGCTCATGGATGCCGTAGATCAGGGCGCAGAGGATGGAACTGGGAACGCACCAGGTCGGGATTGAGGTATTCATACTATCCCCCAGGCAGCGATTGCGGCGATTGTCTGATATTCATTCATTGCTTCCTCTCGTACTCACAGCCCCAACTTTGCTCTCTCTTCCCGGCCCCAGGCCCGGCACGCCTCAACGTGGTCGTTATACGCCGCCGATTCTTCCGATGGGGCCAGGCGAATCATTTTAAATTCGTCGTCAATCGAATACAGCGCCCGGATTTTATCCACAACCCGGCCCCTGATGCTCTGACAGTTGGGCGAGGCGGCGATGATGGCCGCCTTAAGCACCGGGTCCTCGCTCAGGTCCACTTCTGCCAGGGTCGCGGCAATTACCTCCGGTTGCTCCGGCAGACTGATTGCGTCCGGCACGCTCACATATGTCCAGTCATCCAGGGTGCACAGCTCCGTGATTCGCACGCCTACCAGAGACGGA